TTATGGAATCAATCATATACGTATTTTTAAGTAGTTATTATTTTTCAAAATAAGTATCCAATGTTCTTTGAATTAATCGCTTGGGCGGAGGCTCGCCATTTATATATGCGTTCATACGATTATTAAAAGTTTTGAAACTTAAAATAATACTAATAAACACAAATGCTATAAATAAGACATTATAAATATCCTTTTTAACAAACCTCATATATATTATAAAATTATAATTATGTTATATAATTATAATTATATATAGTAATCTACTATTTACTAATTCCTAAAAAACTTCTTCCAATTTTGCTTGTAACAAACATTCCTAGACCAGAAGCTATTTGAAAATAAAATATATCAGTTTTCTTGGTACAGCAAAGTAAATAACCAGATAAAATAACAAAGACTAAGAAAAACATCCAAAACAAACGAGTATAAAAATTGACGAAACTTATTACCTAATTAGAGATTGCGAAAGGATTAGGATTCTGTTCCTTGTCGTCCTCCAAGTTAATCATATTCAATAGTTCATTTCTTTGTATATCATATTTTTTCTCAGCTTTATTACGAATCATAGTGTTTCGTATATCTCTAAGAAGATAAATAGTGCTTCCCATAGGACAGCAAAACCAACCCATGACGCATCTAAAATTAATAATTTTACGCTTGGGGATTTTGTTCGTTGGCTCCATTACTGCTTTGCTGTTGCTATAATATAAGGGTGATTATCCAAAAACTATTTCAATTTTATTTATACAGACCATTTTTATTTAAAAATTGATTTATTATTATACTAACTTTGTTCATAGTATAATAATATGGACTTATCAAAATTAACTAAGTCAGAACTTCTAATAAAATGCGAAGAACTTGGAATTAAAAAATGTAAATCTAAAAGTAAAGATGATTTAGTTAAACTAATTGAAAGTTTGTCTAATAAAAATAGCGAAACATCAATTAGCGAAACATCAGTTAGCGAAGCATCCATTAGCAATAATAATATTGTTGCTACAATTATAAATAACCCTAGCATAACTGTTGAAAATATGTGCGGACTTGAATACTTGAAAACATTGGATCCTAACTCTATTGATTTAATATTAACAGACCCCCCATATATTATATCTAAAACAAGTGGTCTAGATAAGCATTACAATAATGTTAAATATAATGAAGAAAACAATATTAATGAAGTTAAAACAGAAGAACAATGGACTAACTATAAAGAGCAAAATGCTATAGAAGATGATTCACAAAAAAACAATTATATAAAATATGGTTCGCTATATGGAAAAAAATATTGTGTGAAAACTGATTATGGAGATTGGGATAGTGATTTTACTCTAACTATTTTAGAAAAATTCATTGAACATTATTATAAAGTATTAAAAAAAGGCGGAACATTAATAATGTTCTTTGACTTATGGAAAATCACAAACCTAAAGGATTTGCTAGAAAAATATAATTTCAAACAAATTAGATTTATTGAATGGATCAAAACAAATCCACAACCAAGAAATAGTAAAGTAAATTATTTAACAAATTGTAGAGAGATTGCGCTATTAGGTGTTAAAGATGGTTGTCCAACATTTAATAGTGCGTATGACAACGGAATATATCATTACCCATTACAGGGCGGAAAAAATAGGTTTCATCCTACACAAAAAAGTTTGGCACTGTTTGAAGAACTCATTAAAAAACATTCAAAAGAAGGCGATACAGTATTAGATACATTTTTGGGGTCAGGAACTACAGCACTAGCATCAAAAAACACTAAACGCAACTTTAAAGGATGCGAACTTAGCAAAGCATATTATGATAAAATAGTGCCACTTTTATAAATTGTTTATTGTAAAATGTGCTTTAAACAATGTAAGCAATTTTTCAAAACACCAGCGAAACTTAATACAATCACGTTTATTATGAACTTGAAATTCACCAATAGTTATTCCGTCTATGCTAATAGAAGAACTTTCATTCCATAATTTATTTTTTACATTATGACTAAATTTAATAGTATAATTTGACCAAGTTATATGCTCTTTTAATACTATAAATGCCAATAAATTTTTATGTTTATTATAATAGAGTATAGGACAGTCAAAAGTATTTACACTATAGACTTGTAATAAATTAGCAATATTATTTATAATATATAATTTTATTTGCTCTAAACTAGTAATTGGATCTAGTGCGAAATATTCACAAAACTTCTTGCGCGAGGGTTGCCCAATAACTTGCGGACAAACTTTTCCATCTTTTTTACTTGTTTTAGCACTTAAATGGATGTTTTTGTCATCTACACATTCAAAATCGTATTTGCTTCCGCGACTGGCACAATGTTTAATAGTATAAGGAAATACATTTTTAAGATTAGTAAGTTTGTTTTTGAGAGAATGGGCATGTTCTAAACTATATTTGTAATTTCCATCATATGATGTTTCATAATATAAGCATAACGCCATTTCGAATATTTTACCCAAATCTTCTGTAAGCACTTTTTTGGTTGTTGCTGTGGTAGTTGTTGTCATAATTGATTATATAGGTTAATATTATTATTATAGTAATATTTATACTATAATCAATTTTAATTATACATACCGATTTTATTATTTAAAAATTGATTTATTATTATTATACTAGTTTTGTTTATAGTATAATAATATGAGCAAACCTAAAATTAGATATAATAGTGAATTATTACAAAAATATTTTTTAGAAAACAATATTAATTCAACAACCGATTATAGTAATGTAAATCTTACTCGCGAATATAGAATTAAAGAAAAATGTGTAGAATGTGATGATTTATGTGATAAAACTTTTAGAAAATTTATAGATACCGGATGTTATTGTAAAAAACATACGACACAAAATAGAATTACAAAAGCAAAAGCAACAAATATTATTAGATACGGTGCTGAAAATCCATTTCAATCAGAAGAAATAAAAACTAAAATGAAAGCAACTAATTTGGAAAAATATGGTTTCAAACATCCAGCACAATCACAACAAGTAAAAGATAAAATAAAAGCAACTAATTTGGAAAGACATGGATTTGAAAGTGCTTCTCAATCACAAGACGTAAAAGATAAAATGAAAGCAACTATGTTAGAAAGACATGGTATTGAAAATGCTTCTTATTCACAAGAAGTAAGAGATAAAAGGAAAGCAACTACTTTAAAAAATCATGGTGTTGAATGTTCTTTACAATCAGACGAAATAAAAAACAAAATTAAGGATACCTGTTTAAAAAAATATGGTTTTGAGTATGCTTGTCAATCCAAAGAAGTAAAAAATAAAGCGAAAGCAACTAATTTAGAAAGATTTGGGTTCGAACATCCTTTACAATCAGAAGAGATTAAAGATAAATGTAAAGCGACATGTTTAGAACGATTTGGAGTTGAATATTCTTTACAATCACAAGAAGTAAGAGATAAATGTAAAGCAACCATTTTAGAAAGATTAGGTGTTGAAAATCCTTCACAATCAGAAGATATTAAAGATAAAAAGAAGGCAACAAGTTTAAAAAATTATGGTGTCGAATATCCAGCACAAAACGCAGAAATATCAGAAAAAACTTCTAAAAACGCATACAAAGGTTATGATTATATATTTCCTTCTGGAAGAAGTGAGAGAATGCAAGGATATGAAAATTATATGTTAAATGATTTATTATTTAAAGAAAATATAAATGAAAATGATATTATAGTAAAGAGAACTGAAGTACCTATTATTTGGTATGAAGATGCTGATAGTAAAAAACATAGATATTTTGTAGATTGTTTTATTAAATCACAAAATATATGTATTGAAACAAAATCAACATGGACTGCTGAAAAGAAACAAGATAGTATTTATTTAAAGCAACAAGCATTAAAAGATGCTGGTTATTTATGTGAGATTTGGGTTTATGATTCAAAAGGAGAAATAGTAGAGAAAGTATTATAAATTATTATGTCAAAAAAAATTGATTTATTATTATACTAAATTTCATAGTAAGTATAATAATAAGCACAATGCCTTTTACAAAAGCAACAAAATTTTTATATAGCAAGACGCTATTTAATATGTTATTTTTAAATGAAATGGGACCGCTTGGGCGCTGGAGTCAAGAACGATGTGCTATTAAATTAAATAATAAAATAGATTTGGCAAATGAAGACAACTGTGGTCCTTGTGGTCATTATATATTAACTAAATTAGATTTGACTAAGACAAATAATACTAAGACTATTAGTCCATATTTAATTGCCGAACACGAAGAGCATGAGCAAACAAAACATTAATTATTAAAATTACTTAGTAAATAGAGAACTCAATTTGATATGCGCCTCATTATAATATTTTTTCCTATATTCTCTCATAGTTTCATCTTTAATACGCGTAGTTTTAAAATAATTATATGTTTTATTTTCTTGTAATAATTCTATTATAAAATATAACGCATACATCCCACATTGTCCATCGCTAAATTGATGTGTGAAACCTTCATTACTATCTGCTATTAACTTAATATTTAAATTATGTGCTTGATTTACTATTCTCTCAATTAAAACTTTAATTTGTTTTGGTGTTTTAGACCCATTACTATCAAAGTAAAAAATAAATTTCTTAGTTAAGTCTATAAATAGTGCTATCCAGTGTTGTCCTGGTTTGTTGTGTGGATCAGTATTAAATATTACACCTATTTTACTAATTTTATTTTTTATATATTCCTCTAAATTAAAATTACATAATTGCTCCCATACACAAGTTGAAAATAATTCTTTGGAATCAAAATCTATTGGCGATGGTCCAATAAATTTGAAATTTTTATTAGATTTTTCATATTGCTTCATTATTTTTATTATATCAACACTAGATAACCAAGTATTTGGTTTATTTGACCATGCTTCTGGAGAGAAAGGTTTAAATATTTCTTTTACTAGTAAATCACTGTTATTAACTTTACTTAATGGGGTATTTTTCAACCAGCATAATTCATCATAACATTGCTTATTTAATTTGTTCTTAAAAAACTCCCATATTTCTTTGCTATTATTTGTTACTATTTTATCACTATTATTAGCATTCCATACATTTTTAAATACTTGTAGGTTGCTTCTGGAGTAGCAAGTGTAATCTTTTAATTCTGGATCTATATTTTTATTTTGATATGGCGAACATTTAAGTTTGTTAAATTTACGACTTATTTTATGTTTCTGCTTATACGAACGCGTTTTTTGTGATGTTTTTGATACTAAATGCTTTGTTTTAGTAAATTTTTTATGTTTGTTGTTTTTTACATTACTCATATTAATTATTGCTTTACTAATTAATATATAATTATAAAAAAATTATTCCCTTTTTTGTGGAAGTATCTTCTTATTATATTTATTTGATTTTCTGACAACAAATAAATCTAAGTTTGATATTTTTTTTGAAGTATCATTTTGAGGACACATACAATTAATTGTTTCGCTAGTTATATTAAAATCACTCACTATTTGATCATTTAAACTGCTATTTGAATAGTCTTTTAATTCGTCTTTTATTATGTTCTTCATTTTTTTTTCTTTTAAATGTAATATTAAGTTTAATACATACAATAAATAATATAATTTGTATTTTTCGCCTATATTATTATTTGTATTACTAGTATTAGTCGATAGTTTTTCTAGAGTGGAACTATTATATTTTAGTATTTGCTCTTTATATTCACCAATATTGTCTTCTAAATTATCAAATATTTCTTTTAATAAACTATTATTACTCAATAAATGTTCCAATTTATTTGTTTTTGTATAGTTAACTTGGTTTGTTAAATATAGTAAGTCTATGTTATTTATAAATGACTCAATAGGTTTAACTTCTTTGGCTTCTTTGGCTTCTTTAACTTCTTTGACTTCT